CAATTTTACTTGACTCGCTATTACCATACCATTTAAAGGCTGCATATAAAGAACCACCTACTATACCAATCGTCAACAACATTATCAATATAGCAGCAATGAAGTTAACAATCAACATAGTAGGTATCCTTTCTTAGTGAAACTTAATACCAGTTTGCTTTTCAATCACAGAGATATCAACTGGAACAGCAGCCTTAGTGTCCTTCACGTTAGTTGCTTCAAATGCCTTGATTGTGCCATCCTTTAGATATACGATCTTGTAAAGCATAGTAGGAACTGGAACCTTGTGAGTGCCAATAACTGGAGTGAAAGTTGGGGAATAAACTGCGCCAGTTACAACGTTCTTGAACGGCATTGCGCGAACAGCAGTTTCAAGTGCCTTCCATGCAAGACGATTAACGTTCGGATACTGAGGTGTCATGTTAGTCATGAAGAATGTGTCTGACATTTCAGTAGCGTTTGCAGCGTCAGCAGCAGGGGTCATGTGACCGCGATCAAAACCAGTGTTAGTATAGTCATCTGGGGTTGGTGAATTGGCAACAGCAGGGTCTGCACGGAATGCATCCTTACGTGGAACCTTACCAGTTTGTACTAATTCAGTTGAGAAGATATCAGCTTCATGCTTGGTGTCATAAACTGATGCATAGAATGAGTGGCAAATGACCTGTGTACCGGGTACAACAATTTCCTTGCCATTAGGGAAGAACTGATCGCAAGGACTTGCAAATGCAGTAGCAGGTGCTAGTACTAGCAATAAAGCAGTTAATAGACGTTTCATAAATAGACTCCTTATTGTAGTCTATTTATATATAGAAGAGGGGGCTATTTTAAAAGCCCCCGTAGTTTAGACTTCAACTACTTCAATGCTAGTTGCTTGAATATAGTAGTCGGGGGCAACCCGAGCAGTGTTCTTAGCGTTAGTATCTGCCATATATTTTTCAGCTTCGGCTTTAGTGTCAAAGTCTACGTGCCAATAATCTTGGCCCCAACCACGTTCCGATTCCATCATCTGAACGCGATACTTAACATTAACAAGTGCCATTATGCAAACTCCTTTTCATAAAGTTCAAAGCCAAAAGTCTTGCAAACATAGATGTTGCCATTGACTACGAAAAGATCACCGATCATCGAACTACGGTGACCATACTTACGACCATTCATAATCAGAAGCGGCTGAACAACCTCAACATTTTCGCTGAAATCTTCGTTATGTTCACCATCTTCGAAAGTCGAACCCTTACTCCAAGAACCAAAGATGTTCTGAGTGCGGGCGAAAGCATATTCACAAGCGTCGATCTCCGAATTATTATTGAAGCCCAGCTGGTATTTGGGGACGTTCACGTTAGCAACGGTTTCAAGTGAATTAGTAGCAGCATCGAAATGAACAACCTTGACTTGCATCTTATGTCTCCGTCTCTTGACTATATATTCACACTAGATTAGTTTTGGATAGATGTCAACCAAAAAATAGCCTCCCGATTAAGGGAGGCTACTTTTACTTTGAGCAAACTGAATCAGGACTTACCCCCGGTGCTAGTAATTCCCATGAACCATTACCAGCATTGTCCCAAACCGCATACTGTCCAGAAGCTGCACCGCCAGTCAGTAAATATACCTTAGTGGAATCGCCGCAAATCTTAACAACACTAAAACTATCAGGTCTGTTTGGATCCTGTGACTGTGTTGTTTCAGTTGTAACAGTAGTAGTATCAGGATGGGTGTTGTCGGGCTTTTTACAACCCGACAACATTACCAACAGCCCAATCGTAGCAAGACCGAGCTTACGCATTATCAGTGCTTAACACCAAGAGTCGGAAGAGGCATGCCGCCACCGACATACTGCGGATAGTGACCGTCCCACTTTTCAACAGCACGAAGCTGGAGAATCTGCGGGTTAGTGCTAATGGCATTAGCTTCGATCTGCATAGCCTTAGCCTTGCCCTCTGCTTCTGCGATATGGGCACGAGCGTTAGCTTCGGCAGTAGCAACCGCTGCCTGAGCAGCAAGAGCCTGCTGTTCGTTAGCGATCTTAGCATTGATCTGATGCATCACTGCGTCAGGAACACGAATGTTCGAAGCCCAGTAAAGCTGTTCAACGTCAAGACCGACGGGCTGGAAGTACTTCTGAACGTCGGTAAGAGCCTTAGCAATCAGTTCAGCCTTCTTGTTGCCATAGATTTCTTCAACCGTGTAGTTCGAGGCATTAGCGACGATGGCGTTACGAACAGCGGTACGAAGAGGACCAGCAACGATGCCTTCCATATCAGTACGATACTTCTGGAACAGAATAGGAGCCTTCTTAGCGTCAGTGTGATATGCGATAGCAACGTCAGCCGTGACAGTCAGACCATTCTTATCCTGAAAGCTGAATTCCTCGTTAGTAGGCGAGCCTTCAGTAGGATCCTTAGTCCAAGTGTGAGTCGAGGTAAAGACAGGGTATTCATAGATGGTCGTGCCAGGACCAGAGTAGTAATAGCCTACGCCAAGCGACTCATTCGAAACGCCAGCACTCGACCCCATAGTATCAACCTTAATACCAACATGCCCTGGATCAACTCGGCTACATGCAGCAAGACTGACAGTAGCAAGGGCAAGAAGAACGATATTACGCTTCGTCATTGTTAGTTTCCTTATTGTGTGCATTAACACGATTGTAGATTTTACTGGCAACAACACCAAAAATACCGCAAGCCAGCATTACGATAGTGAGCAATCCAATGTCTGTATGAGAGTTGAGCAGTGATGCGACAAACCTCGGTAGGGCAAAGAGAAAGACAAACAAAACCAGCGGAATGCTGGAAAACTTAAGAAAGGTATTCACTGTTAATTTCCTTATTAACGCATTAGTGAACTCACTATATGCTATGTTGGACTGTTTGTCAACTATATTTCAAGCCGCTGCGAGATTTTGGGCAATATGCTTGCTAGCATCGTTCTTGAACCACTCAAGCACAGTTTCCTTGCGCTTGTCATAGAACGTTACGTCCATACCATAGTGAACAGGGCTGTTGAAAATCTTACCCTGCCAGGCATAACCACCTGCGTTCTTAGGGCGATACTTCCACGCAAGTTCACCGACAACTACGCCGTTAAACTTGACAGCAAACGTGTGAAACTTTTCGTTGGGGAGGTCGGCAAAGCCGTTCAGAACCTTAGCAAGAGTCCATAGATTCTTTGCAGGACGAGCAACTTGTTCATCAATATAAACAGTGCGGCCATCAAGAGTCTTGATGATGATATCCTGAATCATTTCTTCGGGATCATCTGTACGAGCGACAAAAGTGCCGATCACCTTGACTTCTTCACCCTCTGCATTGTATTCAAGACCTTCAACAAGCTGACCAACCTGAAACATGAGAAGCTCCTTGCTCTTGACATATCTCTTTATATCAAAACAGAGCCATGATGTCAACCTTTTTTATCCAAAAAGTTTAGTGTACCCAACAATCGCAGTTGCAAGCAGTGACATGATCTATCGCGTGATTGATGCTCAACGATGTAGGAAGCATTGTTCCGTTCGTGTAGTTTGGATCCAGATTAGGTGGCAGATTTGATGGATTATACTGAGATGGGGGCGCAATAATCACTACTGGGCTTGTAGGTGGCTGTACTACAGGACCAGTAGGAACTGTAGTATTGACAACTGGGTTAGGGTCGCCATTCAATATAGGAGTGATGTCGCCGTTATTAGTTGCCGCAGTTTGTTGGAATCCAGGACCAGTTGGATCATAATATCCTTCTGGTTGCACAACATTAGGCCATGCTGGCAAGGTATAAATGTTTCCATTTGGACTAGCGATACCATCAACAGCATCAGGTGCAGTACCGTTAGCTAATAGTGTCTTGGCTACTATAGGATTCATTGTGCTCGGGATATTGTTATCTGGATCAATGCCTAGCTGCTGTAATCTAGCTTGATTGCGTTCTTCTCTCATCTTAGCAATCATGCTTTGGCCACCTAATGTAGCAACGTCACTAATAGCCTCGATGGTCTGTGCTGCCATATGTGGTCTAGTGTCTTGTGATAGGCTAGATAAAGCATCTAAGAATGTATAAGCAGTATTTGGATATTGGTTAGTGAAATAATCCTTAGGCACCGCAACAGGAGAATATGCAGTATATCTTGCACGTTGTTCCCTTGCTAATTGAGTTCCTAAAATATTCCAATATTGATTGAGATACTTAACTGGATCAGCATTATTTTCAAAGATAGAAAGTATTTCGCTGTTAGCTTGATCAATATAGTTTTGCACTACTGCATTCATAGGGCTAGACCAACCAGTTGTGCCATATGCAGTGTTAGTGCCGCCACCGTTTGAAGTTGGCGGGCATTCAATATGTGCATACCAGCCCGAATTGTTTGAGTGACTGCCGCCTGATACTAACGTAACACTAGTTAGTCTACCAAAGTTAGTGATGTCGTTAGGATCAGTGCCTATAGTACAAGTTGCAGTAGCACCATATGGCAATGTGATTACGGGAGCAGGGGCTCCGTCTCTTCCATATCCTCCACCAGGAGTCACGATAGAAAGAGTGTCAATATAATAGTTGCTAGGTGAGCTATTAGCAAGAGTGTATGCTAGTACTGCGCCGTCCCAGGTAACTGCTAGATATAGTCCTTGATAAATGTTAGATAGTGCTGGTGTTTGAACCTGCTTGATTCGCTTCTCAATTAATTCCCAAGGGTACGGCAAACCTGTCATACAACCAAAGAAGTCGCTCATAGTATAAGAACCGGCTTGACCGCTTCCCAACGAACAGATACGTTTACTGTCATCAGTAGCAGCTTGATTAGCAGGCTTGCTAGTACCGTTAACTAATGGAAGATCAGTTGTATTTTCTATACCCTTAGCAACCTTAGCTAATACTTCAAAGTTTAGATTTTCAATGTTTTTGATCTGTCTGATTGAATATGAGAATGCGCCAGATGCAGTAGCCCAATCACTAGGTACAATACCATCTAGATATGAACCAAAGCCCTTTGGTAGCTCAGTGAAGTTTTCTGGAGACACCGCAGTAGAATATGTAGGAGGAAGTCCCTTAGGGACAATTGTCCCTACGTAGTTTTGAATCTCAGGAGTATTCAATGATGAATTCAATGCACCATTTTGATAGATTAGATAATATGTCTTGCTGTTAGTAGGGAGACCCAATACACCATTGTATACAGGAACGGTAAGTGATGCATAGCTCAATGGGAACATCATTCTAAGATTTAATAGATCAGCAAGAGTAGTTAGCCCCTGTGTTACACATTGCAATGGTGCTAGAATATGAGTTAGATTGTCTCCAGTGATGATCAAGAATGCACCAAAGATACTTTGCTCAAGTTTCTTTGACCAATTTGGAATAACACCATTCGTGATAGAAGCAATATCATCCTTAGTTAGCCCAGACGCAAGTAAGGCTAGTGCTAAGTCTTGTGTCATCGCGCCAGCTTTACCTATATTCATCAATAGATTGGATGGCATGCCAAACGTTTCAATTCGCTTTAGGTCAATAGCTTTGCCGAGATTTTCTAAGTCTGTACCGAACAATGTACTAGATAAGCTGATTCCAGCTATATCAGCACTAATCAAATCATTCATATTACTGTAGATGCCATCAGCGAATGTATCTGAATTGTTGATTACTTGTATAGTTTGGTTAGCGTCAGAGGTGAAACCATGAAATGTCATGAATGATGACAGAAACTCTTTATATTCAGGACTATCTTCTGACGCTGAATCACCGTTCCAATTGAATTCATTCCATGCTTGCAATGCGTGATTGCGAATCCATCCCCATTGCGTTATGCTAGTATTAGGGTTGACTGTACTATCACCGGTATAAGGATACCAAGTTGCTTCTTGACCTTGGCCAGTTGCACTAGTGATTCCATATCCAGATGTAGCAGGTCCTGGTAATGCTCCGGAGACACCTTTTTGAATACCGTACTTTTCAGCGACACATGGAGTAGTAGAGTCTAATGTTGTTCTTGCCCAAACGCCAGCAGGATCAACTGCGATGTAAGTAGGTGGCTTAGAATTCCCTAATGCAGGAATAGTGTTAGCACCAATTGATATTAGATTGTTATAAGTTGCAACAGATAGAGTGGTTCCGCCACCAGGAACGCCTCTAGTGTAACCATCATGAATTGCCCACGTGAGCATATTAAGTGCAGTAGTGCTAACTAGTGATCCAAATGTATAATCACTGTTAGTTTTACTTGACCCCATGTAACCAGCAGTAGTCGAATTGATTCTAAGCCCAGTGTTTTGCAACACTGAGCCTAGAACATTAACTGCGAGAGGGGTTTGTCTTCCTGAATCTGACACGATATTTTTAACCTTCGGTGATAAATAAAAGTGTAGTTCGCGGGATAGCAGTCCCCAACTACCCTAACGCTTGAAAGGAGCAATCAGCTATGACTATTTATCTATACAAGAAAACCCATAACCAAACCGGATTAAAGTATCTCGGCAAGACAACTCAGGACCCTCACAAATACAAAGGGTCCGGAGATTATTGGATACCTCATATTAAGAAACACGGATATGATGTTACAACTGAAATCATTAAAGAGTGCCAATCCAAAGAAGAATTCAAGAAATGGGGAGTGTATTACAGCGAACTATGGAATATCGTTGACGAACGTGACGAGAATGGCAAAAAGACATGGGCGAATCTAAAACCAGAGTCTGGCGACGGGGATGACCCGGACACTGCTAGCATAAAAAGCAGGCTCCGGGTTGCCAACGGAACCCACAACTGGTTAGACGGCGCTAAAACTTCAAAACGAAACACCGAGCGAGTGGCGCAAGGTGTCCATCCATTCCAGAAACGACATGACGGAACGTCATTAGCCACCGATAGGGTAGCAGACGGAACGCACAATTGGTTGAATAGCGATGCACAGAGAGAAAAAATGTTGAATCAACTAAAGAGCGGCACTCATTCCTCACAAATTAAAAAAACTTGCGAACATTGTGGAAAAATAATCAGTACAAACATGTATAGTGTGTGGCACGGCGATAAATGCAAATACAAGTCGTAGTTTAAGGAACGAAAACGTTATCGCTTCCCTCAGTGATAGAGTGACCACAATCATTAGCTGAACCCACTCTTAGAACAGGAACACCCTCAGCAAACACAGTAGGGCTACCCTCTGTTGTCTTTGCTGCATCATGCTTTCCGCCGCCCGGGTGCTTTGTGATGTCGCTTACGTGCAATCCAACTGCGATGCCATTAGCAAACACAGTGCTTGCACCACGAACAATCTTGCCCCCGGCTGCGTTTTGATCACCTTTTCTACTCAGTTTAGCCATTCGTTATCCCAAGATTAATTTCTTATCAGGTACAACGATACCTGTAGTTGCTTCAATATACTTTGACTTGATGGTGCTATCAGCCAATGCATAAATCGCAATGCTATTAGTATTTAGCTTTGTTTCACCCTTCGGATCTGCGGTGAATAAGCTGGGGATAAGTCCAACTCCCTGCGGGCCCGGTGCTACTGACAATGGATCAAAGATAGTGATTTCATGGGCAGATGTTTCAACTACCTTTGTTACCAATTCTTCACCGGAATTCAACTTGATCGTATATACTTCGTTAGTCTTAAAGTTCACAAATATTTCCTTATGCTGCTTCGGCTAGAAACCTAGCTCTTAGTTCTGTAAATCCACCGACAAGTTCACCATCAAGGAAAATCTGCGGGACGGTGCGGGCATCCGGGACTGCTTCTAACAAGTCTTCTCTAGTGTAGCCTTCACCGATCTTACGTTCTTCGTATTCAATGCCCTTCTGTGACAATAGATTCTTTGCCTGTACGCAAAACGGGCATGCGTCCTTTGACCAAATTACTGCTTTCATTTTCTTTCTCCTTATAAAATACTTTCTAATAATTTTCGTATGTCAATCTTAGACAATGGTAGATTATTAAATTCCGTGTTGTTCTTACAAATCCAATTTGTTACCGGCGCGCCTTTTACTAAATCAACCTGGCCATCTTTTATCTTATGATTTGCATTACACTCATCCCAAGTAAGTTGGGCGATTGCAAAGTTTTTAGGATCAGTTTGAATACACAGCAAAAAATCAAAAGTAGGATTGAATGCTCCTTTGTTAGTATTAGACAAAGAGACTCTTCCTGTTATAGTATCATTCACTGAGAACATACTAGCAGTTGATTTTAACTCATACTTAGTTCCGGTTTCAATATCAATACTATCATACCCTTCTTCATCTACGTAGCGCAAGCGTCCACTAGTGGCTTTTTCTAAAGCCAAACCAATTACCTCTCCTTTAAGGAATCGGTAAGAAGGTTTGTTGAGTTGATTTCCCAATCGGTCTATCATGTCAACAATAGGTTGATAATCGACTGTTTTTAAAAAACTCATTTCTTTCCTTATAAACTTGGTAATTCGTCATAATCTAATGTATCGGACATAACGCCGATAACATAACTTGTTGACTCGCTCTCCTGTAGTGCAGTCTGTTTCTTACTCGTATCCATGTGCT